TTTTTCTTATTTTTGATTTGAAGTGATCCCAAACTTCACGGAATTTTGGATGAAGAGCCAAATCATCGACACTATCAAGGTCACACCAACGAGCTTCGGTATGTTCTTTTGAAATTAATGCCTTAAATGGTTTTTCAATTGCGTGAAAATAAGTTCTGAACAACTTTTTGTCATCTTTGAAGTCAAAATAACCAAATGGAATTCCTATGCTACAACCGCACTCCTCATCTGACTCCCTATGGGCAGCTTGTTCTAAACTTTCGCTCTTTTCTAATTTGCCACCGGGAATGGTCCATGTACCGGGATGACTGTCTTTTGTGTTTCTCTTCAGTAGCAAAATTTTTTTGCCGTCTGTGAAGAGTATACCGGCGCTTAATTTTTGTTTCATCCTTTTGGTCCTCTTTTCAGAGGCACAGGTTTAAGTTTTTCTGTTTGACGGTCGGGCTGTCCCTTAAGGTGATGCATAGTGTTGATCAGTTCCTTGGCAACATCGGCAGCGGAATTGCCTGTGCATTTTGACGAACTTTGAATGGCAACCGTTTTTCTTTCCCTATTATAAAAACCCTTGCTGATTACAAAACATTTATGATCTGGGTGCCATGTGACTACCCCGGCCCACTCGCCATCATCCCAGTTTCTGGAAGAAATCAACAATCTCAATGGTTTTTCGGAAAAAACATGCTTGGTGTGATAGCCGTGATTTTTGAGTGCTGCGCTGATATATCCCAAACAAATTTTAGCGAAGCCTTCCAAGGCCTCATCTCCGTTTGTTCTGTAGTTTACCTCCACGCTATATCTTGATGTTTGAACACTTTCAACAAGTTCAGAATTCTTGTATTCCTGCATGGTCTTCATATTGCCACGCAGAGTTGCTCCGAAGAATTCAAGGCAAACCCTCAACAAGCCTTCTTTGTCAACCGTTCTAGGTTGAAATCCATCAATTTTTTGTTGATCTCGCCATGTAGAAAAATTTTTCATATTTATCTCCGATACCTATATATTGTATGATGTGGATCAAATTTAGCGAATGGGTTGAATTGCGTGAGAGCTACAACGCTCCGAGAAAGGGCATGAAGTCCCGTTGGAGCACATCTTATAAAAAGAGCATTAATTGCGGCCATCCCAAAGGTTTTAGTCAAAAAAATTATTGCAAAAGAAAAGCCCGAGGTGGACAGTACACGGAGCAGTCAACTGTCGGTACTGAAGAGGTTGACTTCTCGCAAATAGAACAAAGATATTCCAAAACCAAGATTTCCGTCATGCTGGTTAGGCTTTACGACCAAATGACCAATCAAAAGCTTCTCACAAATATATCAACCATTGCCAACTTAAGCGGAAGCGCCTATGGAGTTTATGTAAGTAGCGAAAATAAAAAGGCGATTGGTTCTGATATTGTCAATAAAATTAAATTAATTTATCCGAACGATCCTAGCTTGGGAGAAAAACTTCAAAAGTTGCCCAAAAAAGTTTTAATGCAGTATATGCCTCACTTGGATGACAAAAAAATTGTTCCTTCAGATGTAATCCATGTCGATGTGAACAGACATCTGAGTGATTTAGGAGATTCTCCAGCAGCTATTATTGAAATAGCCAGCACAATTGTACACGAGGCAACTCATGTGTTGGAATATGAAGCCACAGGACAAACCAAGGACGGCCCAAATACAGCCGTCGAGGTTGCAGAAAGAAAATTCAAGGCTTGGGTCCAACAGAACTGGAAAATGCTTCAGCAGAAGTTTGGATTCCAAGGTGAATATCCTTTTAGATAAGCAGGTGCAACATGGCTTTTGAATTCGTTGAATGGTTGGCAAAAAGAGATATTAGAGAAGATTTTGCAAGCAAATCTGGCGGTAAGAAAAATATTTGGATTACAATTGGTGCCGATGGCATAGAAAACGATCCTGTATTGGCCCAACAGCTTTTCCGATTGATTGATGACGCATATTCATCAATTGGAGGACATGTGGAATTCAGATCGCCGCAAGACATTGTAAATGCTTTTAAAAACCAAGATATTTCAGTAATTAAAGCAATTGATGTTGATGAAGATTCCGATCCTGACGCACTAAATGTTTACAAAAATAAAGCAGGAGGATTAAAAACAGTAGCTTCTGCTGCAAAAACAAAAAGCGATCAAGCTAAAAGTGCACTCACAACAGGCAAAAAAGCAGAATTGAATCTTCCGGGTTATTACGGCGAAGTTTCAGATAAAATTGCAAAAGTGCTTCTGGACATAGGTGTTCCTGTCGTTGAAGATGAGGCAACAGTCAGAAAAGTTTTGCAAAAAGATATCATTTGGTATGGAGAGAATCCACAACTATCCTCTTTGCCTGAAAGAGTCCAACAAACCTTTGGAAAATACAAGGGTTGGTACGGAAGACAATTGAGAGATGGAAAGGCTCATGTAAAAATAATGGTTGGAAAACCAATTGTTCCTCAACAAAAACAAGATTTGGCTACGCCTGTAAATAAAGAAATTATTCAGTAAAAAGTTTTTCTTGCAAATAAGTTCTCTTGTTCGATAACAAGAGACCTTATAGCATAAATATTACATCATTTTAATGGGTAAAATATCTCCAAAGCGTGTTAAAAGTGCGTCTTGCCAATCTTTCTTTTCTTGGAGGCCTTCTGCCAATATGGTTGCGCCATCCAGTTGTACTCCACCATTAGGTCCGGGTGGATTGCCAATTCTGCTTCGTATTCTTCCTAAAATGATCTTGGCGAATGCTAAAGCTCCTTCTTGCATGGCTTGAGTGACAATCCTGAAGTCCGGTCTTCTCGGCAGATATCTTACGGCAACAGGGTAATTTCTGTATGGAATAGGATAAATTTTGATGTGTTCAAAACCACCTAAAAATTCCCAACCACCTTGTTGTCCAGATACACGGTTGTACATATCCTCATATTGTTTGTAGAGCACCCAATCAGACATTTTGCCCCAGACGGGTTGCTGAGGATTGATACCGCCAGCAATCGAGCCGTATGCGCCAGCGCCCATGTATTCCAAAGGAATTACACCACCCAAGTCAGAAGCTGAAAAAGCATAGTTGGCAGTTTCTTTGTAGGAAATCTGGCGTATAAAACCAACATCATTGGGCATTTTATAAACACTTTGACCGGGAGTCGTATAAAAAGTGTAGTATTGGAAGTATTCTGCCGGGGCATAATCCTCAAATATTTGCAGGGCAAAATCAATACAGTTTTCAACTTGTTGGTCATCCAACTCTAGAGGTAAAACGGGAGCTCCGAGCATAGTCAGAACATATTCTTTGATTTGGCCACGAACTTTTTCCCTGTTTTTTCTTGGACCAATCTTTTCCAAGGTATCTGTTGGTCCGAGGCTGGTGCTGCAACCCTGTCCACAAGATAATTGGTTGTATTGATCTTTTGTTGGTCTTGGAATGTAAAGCGTATTGCTTGCCATAGTATCCTTTGTAAAAACGAAATCCATTTCCCTTATATATTCTTGGTAAAAAAGATATATATTTTATTAAAGAATTAGTGCAAAAGGTTGAAATGTACCAAAGTTTCAAAGAATTTTTGTGGAAAACTGCGGATGAGATGCCGGACAGATCATTTTCATTCCATCAAAAAAACTATTTTCGCAACCTTTTTGAAATGGCAGAGGAAGGAGATCGAATCAGATTTCCTGTGCACATTGATGAAGAAGATTTAAAATTTCTGAAACAGTTTGACGAAATTTATTGGCCAAGTGCTCTTTATCAACGCTACCAGATGCTTTTTGGTGAAATTGAAAAGATGCACAATAGTCGCATGGAAGCTGGAATGGGTAGTCTCAAGGACGAGATTTTAAAAGCAATCAAAACTCAAAACTGGAACAAACTTAAAGAGTTAGAAAGTCATTTGGTGCTTCCAGATTTAACTATAGATCGTCTGAAGAGAGATTACTCTAATCATTCAAAAAACGACGATGAGCTTAATGATATTGCTGACAAGATGTCCACCAAGCACATGAAGGAACAAGATTACTTTGTTGGCGATCCAGCAACAGCGGCATTTAGATTTCCCAAGTTCATCAAAAACAAGCAGGGCAAGTTGAAATTCATCAACAGAGCCAAAGAAAAAGTTGAGGTTGTCGCCAAGCCCTACTTAAATCGACTGTATCATAGGCTTGAAAGAAGTTATGGGCATCCACATTCAGAGGATAGCGGATTAGAGGGCTCAGGCAGGTATGGTTTCGATATGGCGCACCCTGTTCGAGCTATTCCCACACCGGAAGGCTTGGAGCTACCTCATACTACTGCTGGTATGAAATTCCCCACTTACAAACAAATTGCAGACAGGATGCAAGATTTCTTGGCTCACAATTCACACCGTACATTTGGAGAAATCAAAGGTGATGGCTTAATTTGGAAAAAAGTACAGAACAGAGAAGACACAGAAACAGCAGGATTTTATCTCAAAAAATTTGAAAAACAGTTTTATAATCAAAACAAAAACAATTCAGCGGAGTTTGCAACCAAAGACGCAGTCCTTAAGGCTGCTCGCATCCATGCGAAAAAACAAGTTATCAAAATGGCCAAGAAAAAAGAGCTTCTTGGTCCTCCTGTTCCGGGTGTCGATGAAAGAGGAAGGCCTAGTCGCAGCAAAACAACTCGATTTCCCGTAAAGGTTGCTAAAAATGTTGATGGGCAAGAAGTCCTAGTAAATCCCCCTCTGTTTCTGCCTTACAAAAAAGAAATCGTCAATGGCAAGGAAAAATTAGTTCCTACTGTAAATCCAGCTTTCTTTTATCGTGAATTGGGCACAGACGAAAATGATTTTAAGAAAGAGAGAGTCAAGGACAAAGATGGCAACTATATTGTCAGAAATGCCACAGATGAAAACGGCAAGTCTATTTGGAACATTCCTCATGAAATGAGACTTGGACATGAAGGAAAATATGTAAAAGTTAATGACGATGAATTCAAATATGGCAAAGAAGTACAAAAAGATGGTTCTATAGATTTCAATCACAATAGTGAATCTTTGCACCACTATATTCCCGGCACCGAAGAATACGAGAAAGTTTTCAGCGACATATTTGCCAATCAAAAGCAAGTTGATATGGCTCACAACAAGACTGATGGTCACCATCTAGTGGATAGCGAAGATTCTGGCATGACTGAAGACATTATGCGTGGAATTTTAAACTGTATCAGGATGGCATCTTGCGGAGAAAAAACAGACTTTGAGAAGTCCAAGATGCTTCAGAGCGTTGATTTGATTTACCAGATTGTTTTCAACACTATGATTATGGACCTGAGAAAGCATCAAATTGGCAACCTTGATAGCAAAAGAGGCAGAAGAGAATATGCTCGTCATAAAGCTTCAATGTATGCGCAATATGATTTAGGTGGTGGTTCAAGAAGATTGAGAGCATTGACTCCTGCTGCCCGTAGGAGGCACAGGAGTAATCCCAGAGCAGGAATCCGCAATATTCCAGCTAATCTTGAAGAATATCGTAACCTTAAAGCCAAATTATATTCCTTGCGTAGCAAGGCTTTGAGAACAGATCAAGAGGTTGTCAGCACTATTCAAACTGGCAAAACAAATCTGACGCAAGGTTCTTTGAATGCAATGATCAACGCTCTCAAAGGCCGATATGATGTGGCCAACGAATTGCAAACCATGTTGGTTAACATACACTCTCAACACAAAGATCAGAGCAGCACAGAATCCTCAGAAGATTGGGCAAACAGTCAAATCAGATCGTGGGCAGAAGACAACTACAATTCAAACATGATGTTGCAACAGTTCCAACAACTGCCAATTGTGCGAAAAGCTTTAGCAAATGAAGGTCAAGTAGCTCCTACTTCTCAAGAGCGTCCCGGCGAAGCTGCTGCTCCTGTAGTTGCTGGCGCTGCTCCTGTGTCCAAAATGGGGCCAAAACCAGAGGGTCAAGAATGGTTTCAATTTTTCCAACAAGGCACTCCTCAAAGCATCTTCCATCTTACTCAGGACGACAATTTCCATCGACAAGCCAGCAACAATTTGCTAACAGCCGTAAAAAGTCGAATAGAGAAAAACTCTAGTAAGTACAACCCTGACGATTACAGGGCTGCAATTGATAGAGTTGAAGCCACCATGCGTCAAAGAGGCATAAGAATAAGGTGAAAAATGGCTAGTTGGATGGACTACATGATGAATCCTAGGACTCATCATTTAAAAAAAGCGATGTATGAAATACTGAAGGAACGATATGGACCACATGACCAGATACTCGAAAGAGTTTCATCGTCTTTGGTGA